AACCGAAACGGTGAGGTCATCGGCAACCAAGATCGTCTCGGCCTCGCGCAGAATGGCGACGGTCAGGTAGTCGGTCAGGCCCTGCTGGTACAGCGCGAACAGGACATGGCCGCCGACAGCCAGGTTGGATTCCTCCATGAGGCGCGTCAGGTGCCCAACCGCCGTTCGGGTGAAGTCGATGAACTGCATGTCGCCGCTGACGACCTTGGCCAGCCACCCGCTAAGAGGGTAGGCGCCGGATTCGCCATGGAAGAAGCCCCAGGCCTTGCCGGTCTTGGCGTTGTAGCCGTCGTTGACGTCGTGCACCAGGTTGTCGATGGCGCCGCTTTCCTGCAGGCTGGCGCTGGCCATGTGCAGGACCGCTGGGCTGCCGTCTGGCTTCTTGTCGATGAAGTGCATCACTGCGTGGCGAATAGGCATGGATGTTCCTCCGTGGCCGGTGGGCGGCATGGTGGCAATTTGATTTGGTATGGGGTATTACAAGTGACCGGCATGGGGCCGGTAAGAAGGAGAAGATAGTGAGCAGCCGTCAACTTGAAGAGCAAATGGAACACGCCGCAAACGTCAAGATAGCCAAGGTGCTAGGGATCTCTGTTGAAGATGTCGAGCAGTATGTGGAGCTTGACGAGCAAGAAAATGGCACCGGAGTGATCGTGAATTTCCACCCTTCGACTCCGCTCAGTGTCAGGGAAGCAGCTGGTGCAGGTGACGGCTTTACCCTCAACCTAGGTCCGAATGCCTTCGGTTTTGATGACGATCAAGATGAGTATCAATAAGGCCTTACAACCTCATCGCCAGGGTCTCTTTTGAGCTCAGCAATGCTTGCCGCTTCGAACTGACGCGCTAGTTTTGGCGAGATGTAAAAAGCTGGCGCGTCAGGTCGTTCAAGCCGACGCGCCCTCTCTTCAGGTTCCTGTGAAATCCAGGACAAGGCCAGATCCTGCCAGAGTTCCTGCACCTGTTCGTAGCCGTAGCGTTCGATCTCGGCAGCCATGGCAGCCTTGATCCCTTCCGGCATGTTGAAGAACATCTTCTCGATTCCCAACTTCTCGGACTTCGCCTTCTCGCGGGCTCTGTAGTTTGCAGAGTGCCGTGAGGCTGCTGTCTTCTGCTCGGCCATGGCCGATACCTCCCAAGCCGCTGGGCGGCAGATTGATGTGCTGCTGGCGCCGGCCGTGCCGGACGCGCGCGGTGATGCGTTTCATGCTTTGCGCTTTGCTCGATTCTCGGCAGTAGTCGGGTAGCTGATGCCGAATTCCTGAAGTATTCGATGCAGCAGCTTGTAGGAGATATGCATGCGGCGAACGACCTGGGCCATGGTCAGGCCTATGTCGCGGGCAGCGGTGATTCGTTCGGCTAGTTCGCGATCTTTGACAGGGTCGCTGAGCTTCTTTCCCTTGTTGCCCTTGCCCCGATTGGGGTTGGGTTGAAAGTGAAAGCCGCCATCTGCGGCCGCACGGCTGAGGGCTGACTGCGAAAGTCCGGTGTGCTGCATGGCTTCGGCGTAACACATGGTCGCCGCAAGCTTGCGAAGATCGGCCAGCTGCTTTTGCCGCTTGGTCAACTTGGGCTCTGACGGGCTCTCCGATGAGGCGCGAATGGGCTCAAGATCGCGATGCGGCCGGTGCGGCACGTACTTGAAGCCGGGCAAGGTCTGCACGCTGCCGCCTTCGAGGAGGAAGCTGTCGATGCTCGCATTGAGCTGAGCAATGACAGCGCTGCGCTGGTCTTGATTTGGGCTGCCGATCATTGAAGTCCGCCTCCCTTGCTCGCTGCACCTGCCTCCATCGCATCAACGAAGCGCATAACGGCCCGATAGGTGAAGGCGTAGCCCTGAACGGCACCGGTGGAGATCTCCACCACATCCCATTTCCCGTCCTTGCCCGATGCCTGGTAGCGCGGTGCGCCCTGGCTGACCTTGGCGTGGGCCTCGGCCCTTACTGACTTGCTGCGCTCGAGCAGCGCCGCGAGCACGGCAAGCTTCTGCTGAAAAGCAGGATGCATTGCTGTCTGCATGGGGTGATCCTCGGTAGGGTCAGGCGTGAAGTTCCAGGGCCTCGGCCTTGCGAATGATTCGAACTTGGGCGGTGCGGCGCTCCGGTGCGCGACGATCGCGGCGCATGGGGTCGCTGTCATTGATCACCGCATGCATAGCGATGAGGCCGGCGAGGGCGATGCATAGCGGGCTGATGATTTGCTGGCGCATGGCCTTGGTGACTGCTTCGATGCGGCGGCCGGCTTCCAGCTTGAACAGCGCGGCCTCGATGCGGTTGGCCACGGTGCCGGGGCTTACCGCCATCTGGCGGGCGATTTCCTTGGTGGTGAGGCCCTGGGCCACCCAAAGCAATGCTTCAAGCTCGCGCGGAGCCAGCGCCTTGCCGAGCTGGCCAATCCATGAGCCGCAAGTGATCGTTTCCATGAGGTGTTATCTCGGTTTGGCGCCGTCCAGGGCTTCGCGCAGCTGCAGGACGAGCGCAGTGGGAATGGTGATGGACTGGCTGCGCTCATCGAGCGAATTCAGCGATGCAATTAGATTGCGTGATGCGGCGTGCACTGCTTCAAGCCTGAGCTTTGGTATGGAAGGGCCCTTCATCGAGCCTGCTGTTACTCGCTTTTTGCCGCTCGCCTGGACTTTCGCCAACTCCGCCCCCAGTACCTTCCCGGCCCCGTCACCATGCTCCCGAACGACCTGTGCAGCTGTAGTCGCTGAAACGTGACCGGCAGCGACCAGGTTCTGCACATCCGTGTTGGCGTTACCAACTGTGAGCACCTGCTCGACGTGCTGCCGCGTCTTGCCGACCTTTGCGGCTATCTGCTCCACAGACCAGCCGAACGCGCGAAGGCGCTTGTAGCCGTCAGCCAGCTCAAGAGGGGAGAGCTTTTCGTTTTCCTGACTGGTGATGATGCGCGCTACCCGATCGGCGTCGCTTCCTTCGAAGGCGATTACCGGAACCCAAGCTTCCAGAACCTCAGGCCTTTCTTTGTTGGGTATCCGAGGGAGCCGGCCTTCGGCATCGAGCTTCAACAGCGCTCGGCGCCGGCGGTGGCCATCAACAAGCCAAACACCGCCTTCTGGCCGTGGGCGAACCTCCAACGGGGGAATTTGACCGCCTGCCGCAATGAACTCTGCGAGAGCGCTGATGCTCGCTTCCAGTGCGTCACCTTCTGTGCGGAGGTTGAAACCGGGTTCTTCGTGCAGGTCCTCCAGTTGAACCTTCATGGCATCGGCACGCCGTACCTCGCCATCCTTGATCATTTGCTTGAACGACTTCGCCATTTGAGTCCGCTTCCTTTGGGCTGCATTGGTCGTGACGCTCGCTGCCGCTACATCCCGGACCAGGGGAGGGCGAACGTCACGACCGATGTAGTCGATTTAAGGTTGATGGTGGTGGGCTTTACGCCACGTAAAGCCCACGGTTATGAGCTTTAAGATCTGCATCGAGGTGCAATCTGTACGCCTTGGTACCGAAGTCACCCTTTCGAATCAGCTTGACCTGGCCGCCGCGGGTGCTACCCGGCATTCGCCAGGCGGGAACCTCTTCTAGCTGTGCGCAGGCTTGTGCATCTGCGGTAGGAGCCGCGCATCGGGCCGTATCTACGGCTGTAAGAGGTTCAGGTGTGAGTAAGCGCAAGATCGCTGATGATGCAGATTGATCCGTCTTCCGCCGGAGTCGCATCGGTGTAATCAATCTGGTTATAAACACCGCCATGGAAATTCAGCAGCGATGAGCGCCAGGAACTGTCCATGTGGAGACTGCCGGACGACCCGGCCTTGCCATTGCAACTGGCGGTCACGGTCAAAGCGCCCGAGGCGAGCACGCGGATAGTGACGGTGAACTTCGAACCCAGAGGCACGCCTTTGAGCAGGGTGGTATTGATCGGCGTGGCCTGGTCGAACGTTTCGCGGAAGCCCAAGGTGATGTTGCCTTTGCTCCAGAAGACCTTCACTGGCGGGCTGTCATCGTCCTTCACGTGCAGTTGCGAGATCACCACTTTCTGCGCGGAGTTGACCTTCGTGAGTGTCATCTCCTGCATGTTGATGTGTTCGGCCGCGCTTGCCAGAGCCCAGTACACCGGCTCTTTCCACTCGCAGCGGGTGCGGTGTGTGCTTTTGCTCGAAGCACCTTTCGTTGGGGCTGAAAACTGTACTGATCCGTCGGACAGGACAGTGACGACACTGGGGAGCTGAGCGGTCGCCTCGGCGCCACTGACCTCCAGTGCTACAGGATTGGTGGAGGAAGTAGCTACGGGAGTGGTTATCGTCAGGTTGTTGATGTTTACGGTCATTGGCACTTCTCCTGATGGTGATAGGGGGGAAGGGTGTCAGCACCATACGGACTGCGGCTCGGTTGCCGTCGAACCGTTCAGCTTTTTCAGTTGCGAGCTTGGTTGGCTCATGCAGGTGATTTCCCGTCTGGCCCTGTCGCCAAGGCCAGCCAGTGAAATCATTGTCCGCACCATGCTTGTTGCCGCGGCTATCCCCACCTGGCCGGGTCACACATTTCGTGTTCGGTGTTCTTCCCGACTGGCTTGCATGGTTTGGCGTCCTCCCATGAGGGGAGTCCGGCAGCTATCCAGAGGCTGCGTGGTCGACGACTTAGCTTGTCCCGACCCAGGTAATGGCCTGGGTGCGTCGAGGTGGTCACGTCTGGTTGTGTAAAGAGCGGTGGCTGCCTGAGCTGCCTTGTTCGGTTGCAAATGCAAGCGAACTTGCATTAATAAAAGCATGCTTGCTTTTTGAATGCAAGCAACCTTGTGTAATTTTCTCTTACTGTATGGATGTCCAGTACAGAGGGGGTGGCGGATGTCAGCGCAGGAAAATGCAGTTCGGATGGATGAGCTAACTAGCCTTGAGCGGCTGGGGCTGAGGGTGTCGGCTATGATCAATTCGCCACTGGCCCAGCTAGACAGGAGGGTGTTGGTTCATCGCATGCACACCGATGCCGACCACGATTGGGAGTCAATCATGGAGCTGCTGGCGGAGACCGATGGCCTGGAAATGACGTTCTGCGACGACGGGTCGGTGTTCCTGAAATGGGATGCGCCGACGGATTACGATCGGGTGATCGATAGGGGAGAGGAAGTGGCTCTGGTTGAGCCAGAACAGCAGGAGGCCCCTTTCTGACGGGCATGAAAAAGCCCGCCGAGGCGGGCTTTCTTCAAGCTTCAGTGATGAACAATCGGTGCAGTTCGCCATCTTTGAAGACAGGCTTTCCTCGCACTTTGAGCTGGCTATGGCTGTCCATCGCCCTTGTGTATTGGTTGTTTGGTACAGTCAAGGACACATCATTGATCTTGCCGTGGTACATCCCAACGAAGCCATCAATGGAAATCCTACACACGCCGCTGTCGAGGCTAAGGGAGTAAATTCGAGTTACAACGAAATCACCAGCCTCTCCGACAACCACATCACCGTCCGATCGGATTGCAAGAGCTTCTGGCTCCTCAATTCGGATAGGGTGCTGGGAGCCCGAAAACTGGATGATTTGGTCGCAGCTTTTTCCTAGAGGCGTGAGGGCAGCCCTCATGGGCGCTTTAGACGCCTCGACCAACGCTGGGATGGTTTGGATCATTTTTTCCTGCAGGCCCGCAAGGTTGTCGTTAGCCTTTATGAGCCCATTGGCCAGCAAGGTATTGAGCTCTGCTGAAGATTTGGCCTGTTCCCTGACCGCTTCCACTAGCTCCTTCACACTAGATCCCCCTGACAGCGCATCTTTAACGTGCCCCATGACCTTGGCTACAAGCCAGTCGAATGCCTTCTTGTAGATGTCGTTAAAAGCTGGGTACTGATGAGTAAGTGCTGTAAGTATAACCAGTGTTGACTCAAAAGATCCTTTCTGCGGGGGTGCTGAGTAGCACCGTATGTCGGAGGTTTTCCGACCGCTCAGCACTTCGCCGTAAAGGCAGTAATGGCTGACCAGCTTGTATAGGCGAGCCGATCCTTCTACCGATCTTGCGTACTGCTGAGAATCCAAGAGATGACGCTCGGCGTCTAAGCCGTCGTATTTCACATCCATGTGCCCGGCGACGCCGGTCAGCGAATCCCAATCCACGTTTCACCCGTCCTAGAGACTATTCAAACCCGCCGTGCATTCCAAACCAGCAGAACCTTTGCATGGATGGTCACGTCATCGATTCTGGCTGACTGCTTTTCATAGTTTCTGTTGTCGGAAATCAGCCAGACATGGTCTTCATCCTGGCGCTGTAGGCGCTTGATCAGCAGATCACCATGCCAGGTCAGCACATAAACCCCTTCGCCCTGATAGTCGTTCACGCCACGATCCACGATCACTGGGTCTTTGTCGTTGATCGTCCCCTCCATGCTCTGCCCCCACCCGGTGATCATCGCCAGGGCCTGGGCGGCGGAGTAGGTCACGCCTTTCTCCCGCAGGACTTCCTCGCGTATCACCACATTGCGGATGAACTCGCTGTACTCGGCTGGGACCTGACCATGGCCCATCGCGGCGCGGATGTCGTACTGGGGGATGGAAATATCTCCATCTGGTGTGTCGGCGGCCGTGATGATGAACCCGCTTCCGCTCTCGCCCTGGGGATCTTCTTCAACAGCGCGCACGATGCTCTGTCGAGCCTCCGCTGTGAGGCCTTTTCCATGCTTTTCCAGCATTTTTCTAACCGCGTCTGCTGCTGACATAGGAGCGCTCGGCTCGTTGGACTCTCGGGGTTTCGGGTCCGCTTTGCGCGGCGGCTCACCCTTCCCACCAAGAAGCCAATCCACTGTCGTGTCATAGCCATCAGCGAGGGCAACGAGGTTCTCATTCTTAATGTTCTCGGTGTCACCGGCAAACCACTGACGGACAGCCTCATAGCTGATCCCACAGGTGTTGGCGATGTCCCGCTTGACGTTGCGCACGCCTAGCTCAGGCCGACGGGCTAGTACGAGTTTAGTGATTCGATCAGTGGTCTTCATGTGCGCAATCTACAAGGTTGCTTGTCAAGCATGCTTGTTTTGAATATGCAAGCATGCTTGAATATCAAGACGAGCAAAGGAGGTCGCCATGACCAAAAGCCAGGCAATTAAACATTTCGGTTCCATCTCGGCGCTCGCGAAAGCCCTTGGCGTTACCTACGAAGCAGTCCGCCAATGGGAGGAAGTGCCCGAGCTGCGGCAGTACCAGATCGAAAGGCTCACGGCTGGCGATCTGAAGGCAGATCAGAAGGGCGCGGCAGCGTGACTGGTGAGTTGATTCTCTTCTACTTGGCCTTTTGCCAGTAGATGACCGAAACACCTGCGAATCCATCCAGTACCGGAATCGCAGACGAAAAAAAACCGCCTGGCAGGGCGGTCTTCTGAAACAACTTCGAGGTCGATTATGCACCGCACGGACGATGCAGGCAATACCACGCATTCCACGTCAGGTTTCGGCATCTCGCCAAATCTGACGCATCAGGCAGTTAGTCATGGAGGGCGTCCGTAATGGCTCGTATCCGCACCATCAAGCCAGAGTTCTGGACCAGTGAACAGGTCATGGAGTGCTCGGCGATGGCTCGACTCCTCTTCATCGGGATCTGGAACTTCTGCGATGACGCAGGCAATCATCCGATGTCCCCTAAGACCATCAAAGCTCTCGTTTTCCCTGGCGACGACATCACTTCGCTTACCGTGGAAGGGCTGCTCACTGAGCTGGTAACGAACCGACTGATTACCCTCTACGAGGCGGCGTCGAAGCAGTACCTGCACGTCAACGGATGGCACCACCAAAAGATCGACAGACCTACGGTAAAGCACCCTGAATTCGTGGAGCCCTCGCCGATCACTCACCGAAAAGTCGGCGAAGGCTCGTCTAGCGGCAGTCGAGGCTTCACCCCCGGAAGGGAAGGGAAAGGAAGTAATACACACTCTCCGCGTGAGCCGTTCGCGATGTTCCTCGATTGGATTCCTGACCAGGCTCAGCTTGAGGCTTATGCCAAGCGCTCCGGGGTGGCCATCGAGGAATTCTCGCAAAAGGCCATTTCGGGCTTTGTCGTCCATCACGACGCGAAGGGGCTGGCCAAGACCGAGAGCCAGTGGATCGCCGACCTGGTCGGCTGGAGAAAGCGCGACCTTGCGAATGCTGCGAAGGTCGTTCCTCTGCGGGCAGGGCCTGGTTGCCAGTCGCTCGATGACAGTGATACGTCGTGGATCGAGCAAGGAAGTGCCCAATGAACCCAGTCGCGGTTGTCACGCACGGCCTGTGGGCCAAGGTTCAGTCCGGCCAGCACATCCCTACTGGATATGAGCTGCCCGATGACGTGAAGGCCGAACTCAATCGGAAGACTGCGGAGGTGATCAACGACCTGTTCCGCGATCTGCGCTCGATCTGCACTGCCTGGAAGCAGGCGTGGCCGGACCAGGCGACCTATAACGCCTCAAAGCAGCAATGGCTGACCGCGTTCCTTGAGGCTGGCATCTGCAGTCCCGAGCAGTTGCAGTTTGGTCTAATGCGATGCCGCCAGGCGGGGGCGCCTTTCATCCCGCCGCCCGGAGAGTTCATCCAGTGGTGTCAGCCGTCTCCAGAAATGCTGGGTCTTCCAACCGTGGTAGCCGCTTTTCGCGAAGCAACTCGCAACGCCCATCCTGCGATGGCGGGCCGGGGCAAGTGGAGTCACGACGCGGTGTGGCACGCGGCCAAGGAGTGCGGCTTCGAGAACCTCAACAAGCTGCCATCCGATGCCAGCTCGAAGCTGTTCGAGCGCAACTACACCATCGCGGTTCGGCGGCTAATGGCCGGTGAGCCGCTGCAGAAGATGCCTCTGGCACTTCCGGCGGAGGTTGCGGCTCGCCGCACTCCGCAGGTCGGGAATTCCGCTCTGGCAGCCCTGCGTGCTCGCTTGGCGGGCCGCTGATCAATCAACCTGCAAGGAGGCGACCCTGTGCGCCAAACAAAACTGACCAAGGCCGCCCGTGGCCGGGAGTGCCAAGTGCGCATTCCGGGTGTGTGCAACGGCAACCCCGAGACCACCGTCTTGGCGCACTACCGACTGGCTGGAACCTGCGGCGTCGGCAAGAAACCACACGACCTGCAAGGCGCCTGGTGCTGCAGCGCTTGCCACGACGCCTGCGACGGCCGTAGCCAGGCCATCGACCGCGAGACCGCTCGCCAGTACCACGCCGAGGGCGTCATGCGCACCCAGGCGCTGCTGATCCACGAGGGGGTGCTGGTCGCATGAATGCTCCCGTCCTTCGCCCGTACAAGGCCAAGCCGGCCCGCGCCAAGCCCGTCGACCGGGAAGGGCAAGAGCAGGCTGCGCTGATGCAGGAGCTGCAACTGCGCTACCCGCAAGCCTACAAGCTGATCTACCACGTCCCGAACGGCGGGCACCGAGTCAAGGCCGTGGCCGCCAAGCTGAAGGGGCAGGGCGTCAAGGCCGGCGTGCCCGACCTGGTGTTGCCGATGGCGCGCGGCCGCTACTTCGGTCTCTACATCGAGTTCAAGGCCATGCCGCCGTTCGATGCTCCGGTATCGCCCAGCCAAGACGCCTACCTGCAGGCGCTCGCCGACCAGGGCTACTTGGCGATCGTGTGCCGGGGCAGCATCGATGCCGTTGAGGTCATCCGCGCCTACCTGCTACTCCCTGCCACGGTGGCCGCATGAGCGCGACCCGTGAAGTGAAGCTGAGCGAGGCCGAAGTGCGTCGGCAGGCCACCGACAAGTCGGTTCGGGACCTGCGCGACCCACGTCACCCCGGCCTGTACCTGCGCTTCTGGAGCAATCGCGAGCGCGGCACCTGGCATCTGGTGCGTGGCAAGAAGTGGGTGCCGGTCGCGCGTTGGCCGGAACTGAGCGTTTCGGCGGTGATTGCCGAGCTGCCTGCCCTGCGTCAGCGTCTGCTGCGCGACCAGGCCACCGCGCCAGTAGTTTCGGGTATGGCCACCGTGGGCCAGCTGTTGGACTGGTATGGCGACCGCATGGCCCGCGACCGCTCGCTGTCGGCGAAGCGCAAGGCCGGCGCTCGATCCGCCATTGCCCAGCACCTGAAGCCGCGCCTGGATGACCTAGCGGTTGCCGGCGTGAATGCCGATGCCCTGGACAAGCAATTGATGTGGCCGAGTCAGGCTGAAGTTTCGCTGTCCTACCTGCGACAGATGTTCGCGCTGCTGCTGACCGCTTTCCGCCAGGCCGTGCAGTTGGGGCTGATCGACCGCAATCCGATGGCCGGGATGCGCTTCAACGACTTCACCAAGGCCAAGATCCTGCCTAAGGCAGCCCGTCTGCGTGACGTGCAACTGCCGGAGCTGATGCAGCAGCTGTCGAAGGCCTTCGAGGAGGCGCCGGGTGACGCCATGTTGGCCCTGATGATGCTGGCCCATGGCACCCGGATCGGTGAGACCCGCATGGCCCGTTGGAACGAGATCTCCCTGTCGGCGGCCGAGTGGTTCATTCCCGCCGCCAACGCCAAGACCCGTACCGAGCACCGCCTGCCGCTGACCGCCCAGGTGCAGGCGTTGCTGACTCGATACCGGGCGATCCAGCAGGCCGACGGCTACGAGGGCGTCTACCTGTTCCCAAACCGCCGTGGCCTGTGCCTGAGCGAGACGCAGGCCAGCAACGTGTTCAAGCGCTTGGGGCAGGGTGAGTGGACCAGCCATGACCTGCGCAAGGTGTCCCGCAGCACCTGGACAGACCTCGGCATCGACGGCTACATCGGCGAGATGCTGCTGAACCACAAGCTGGGCAAGATCGCCAGCACCTACATCCACACCCAAGCCATGCAGCAGCGCCGGGCCGCGCTGGAGAAGTGGCACGCTTGGCTTGATCGGATCGGTTTTGCAGCCATCCACGGCCTTATCAAGGCCTTATTTGAAATTTCGCAGAATTCGCCAGAGGCCACAGTGGCCGTGGCGCCTAACGACCTTACCGCATTTGTAATTAGCGAGGATTCGAAATGAATATTTCCGAGCACGGAGCCGTCGCCTTCCTCTATCGCCTGAACGGTCGAGCCATTGGGCAGGTGATCATTGATGAGTGGTTTGACGTAGATCTCGGCGAGGAAGTGACCGTTGTGCCTCGTCAGGGAGGCCTTCTTGGGGATCATCCTGGTGCCCTGCGGCTCGACGAAATGGCAGTGGCTGGCAGTACTGTCGCTCCATGCCGACGTTCGGCCAGGCCTTGGCTGCGCGCCAAGAAGGGGCGTTCAAGTCGATGAGGAAAAGCCACGGCCCGGCTTTCAAGAAGGCCTTAATTGATCTGGATGTATGCCCGTTGTGCCGTGGGAGAGCGGTCACTCAGGGTGTGTTTCACGAACTGCCATGCGGCCACTGCCATGCCTCGGGCTTTGTGGCGGCTGCAAGCGGCGAGGCCCTGCCCCTGGATGAACTGGTGACCCAGCTCAGCATGAGGCTTCGGGCATCGCTCCGGCAGATTGAGCAATTGAAGAACCCTCAGGCATCCGGGCCTGAGGCGACATATCAGGGAAGCAACCGGCGCGGGGCCGGCGGCACCAACTGGACCGGGGATTGAGGGGAAGGACATGATTTACAGCAGCGTACTCGCGGCGGTCGTCTCGGCCTTGGCTGCAGAAGCGATCGACAACACCAGCAAGCAGGCCTGGCAGAAGCTATACGAACCCGGCAGCGAAGACGGCCACGACATGGCAACCTTGAGCAGGTCGGTAGAGCGTGGCGAAATCAGCCGTATGGATGCCGACTGCTGGGTGTTCGCCAGGCTGCACAGCCAGCTGAAGCCGCGGTACTGGGATGTCTTGGTGGCGAGGTTCAGCACGCACAAGGGGCGAAAGGTTCAATCGATAAGCCGCTTGATCCCTATGGTTGCCTCCCATGCTCCGAAGCTGTTCATCACCAGCGCCGTGACTGCCTGGGCTATTCCCAAGATGAAGGGCGCCGATGGAAAGCGATCGAGCGACATCATCGTACTGCCGGCCCAGTTCTACGACATCAATCGCTGGGACGCGGAGGCCCGCCCGGAGCGCACTCGTCGCCGCTGGAGGAAGGGTATCGAAGACGTGCTGGCACAGATGGCCGAGGAGGCACTGGAGGCGGCGGCAGACATTCTGAACCACGAAGGCCTGTCGATGGAAAATGCCGCTTGACATTAAATGGCCGCATGGCCGATTATTTCCCCATCCTGTCATTCCTGCGCGTTGTTGGGATTGACACAAGAACCCGGCAAAGCGCCGGGTTTTTTTATGGAGTGTCGAATGGAAGCAGATCAGGTCGTCGCAGCCGCACTTGGATGGGGCGATATTGCGAAGATTGTACTGGCAAGCGGTGTCGTGGCTGCGCTTATTGGCTGGCTTAAAGACTGGGTATTTCGGAGTAGAGATACCAGAAAGGCTGCGAAGTTTGCAGCGATCGGCATCGTCGGAAAGCTTGATGAATACGCTCATCAATCGAGCCGAAGAGTTAGCTCCTATCGAGAGCAAACGGCTCAAATGAATCCTCATGCGCATTATCAGAACTGGCCATCTTGCACCTATCCGGACCTCGACATCAGTCAAGATCTGCTGAAGCTTATTGATACAGAAATCGCGTGTGAGGTGGCGTGGCTCGCAACGACCCAGGCTCACGCAAATGAGTACCTCTACTACATCTATGACAACTCTGTGGACCCCACTGAAGGTGGTAATGCCCAAGCTGAGCTTGTTGGCTTCATGGGATACGAGGCGTACGAGTTAGCCACCAAGCTTCGAGATCGCTACGGACTATTGAGATACGCCCACAGGTGGGAGCTCGCTGGTGAATTCCAAGATCTTCAGAAAGACTGGATAAAAGTCAAAAATGATATCGCTACTCGCCTTAGCTACCGAAGCAGCTAAGTGGTGCTTAAGTAAGCCATCGCCCGCAGCATATGCCACATTGAGCCCGCTATAAGCGGGCTTTTTCTTTACAGCTCCCTAAAAGGGAGGAATCGAGATGCCGAACATGCCCGAGAAGGATCCTGGCCTGTGGGCCGCTGTGCTCACCTGGGTGCTGGCCCATCAGCCTCAGCTGTATGCCGCTGGCCTGTCAGTCGCCATCGCCGTCCTCCGGGTGGTTTATGGCGGTGGCACCCGCCGGCAGATGTTCTTGGAGGGCGCGCTGTGTGGCCTCATCACCCTGGCCCTGGTACCGCTGCTCGAATGGATGGGTTTGCCTCAGGGCATGGCCACCTTCGCGGGCGGCATGGTCGGCTTCATGGGTGTGGAGAAGCTTCGCGGCTACTCCGATCTATTCCTATCTCGCAAGGCTCAAGGGTAAGTAAATGATCACGTTGACCGATAGCAACGGCCTCAAGCGTTACCTAGCTCCCACCGCAATCGCTCGTGTGGACGAAGCCTGCACCAGCAGTCAGTGGCACGGCATCTGCGCCATTGTTCGCACCTTCGATGGTCAGGTGCTGGAGGTTAAGCAGCGGGCTGATGACATCGTGCGTCTGATCAGCGAATCGAAAGGCTGATGGCCAGGCTCAAGACGCTCGGCTCACGCATCAAGGAGAGCGCAGGGTCGCGGGTCAAGGTGGTCACTCCTGGCAGCTGGCGAAGCGGCATGACCAGCTCCCAGCGTGGCTACGACTACCGATGGCAGAAAGCGCGAGAGCATTACCTCAATGAGCACCCGCTCTGCGTCTTCTGCGAGCGGAACGGACGCACTGCTGCTGCAAAGGTGGTGGACCACATCGTGGCACACCGCGGTGACATGGCTCTCTTCTGGGATCAGGCCAACTGGCAAAGCCTCTGCAAGCTCTGCCACGACTCGGTCAAGCAGGCCGAGGAGGTTGCCGGCCTGGGTGGCTGACACCTCGCGGTTCAACAAAACCGGCGCGGCCACCTAAAGGCACGCCATTGACGTGCCACGAAAGGGGTAGGGGGGTCAAAAGCTAGGGATTCTCATCTAGCTAGACCACCTCCGACCCCACGTACACATTTTTTCCCGTTTCAGGAAAAGTTAACCATGGCTTTAACCGACAAGAAGCGGCGGTTTGTTGACGCTTTGCTGTCGGGTGCCACAAATCGCGAGGCGGCGCTCGCCGCTGAATATTCCGAGAAGACCGCGTCGCAAGCGGGTTCCAAGCTTGCGAAGGACCCCGATGTCCTTGCTGAAGTCGGACGCCGGTTGAAGCAAAAGCAGGCTTCCAGCACCGAGGTTAAACCCTCTCGAAAAGTTAAAGCTGAACAGCCGCAGGTTCAGCAGGCTGATGACCTGTCGCTAACCGAGACCGACGATCCGCGCGCCTTCCTGACTGAGCTAATGAACGCCGAAGGCGCCGACCTGCGTATGCGACTGGAAGCGGCCAAGACGCTGATGCCTTATGTGCATGGCAAGGTCGCCGACCAGGGCAAGAAAGAGCAGAAGGCGGAGGCCGCCAAACAGGTCGGTAAAGGCAAGTACTCCCAGGGAAAGCCACCCCTCTCCGTAGTGAAGAATTGACCTATGCAATGGACAACAGCCTGCCCGGATTGGTGGAGGTGCCTGGCTGCGGGCGAATCAATCATCCCTGAGCCGCTGTTTCCAGACGAAGCTGAAGCCGGCCTCGATGTGTTCAAGGGGCTGAAAATCGTCGATGCCCCGGGCAGCCCCACCATTGAGGCCGCCTGCGCACCGTGGGTCTTGGCATTCGCCGGGGCCATCTTCGGCAGCTACAACAGCGAGACCGGCGAGCGCCTGATTCGGGAGGTGATGCTTTGCATCCCCAAGAAAAATAGTAAATCGACGATCGCCGCCGGGATCATGCTGACGGCGCTGATCCGCAACTGGCGCCTCTCTGCTGAGTTCATCATCCTCGCGCCGACCAAAGAGATTGCCGACAACTCGTTCATCCCGGCCAAAGACATGGTCAACAACGATGACGAGCTGAAAGCGCTGCTGCATGTGCAGCCGCACCTGCGGTTGATCACCCATCGCGAGACCGGCGCCACCTTGAAGGTGGTTGCTGCGGATAGCGACGTGGTTGGCGGCAAGAAGGCGGTCGGCGTCCTGATCGATGAGGCCTGGCTGTTCGGGAAGAACCCGAAAGCCGCTGACATGATTCGCGAGGCTACTGGCGGTCTGCTGTCGCGACCTGAAGGCTTCATCATCTGGCTGACGACCCAATCGAACGAACCGCCGGCCGGTGTGTTCCGCTCCAAGCTCAACTATGCACGCGGCGTGCGTGATGGCCGGATCGACGACAACCGCTTCTTGCCGATCATCTATGAGTTCTCTCAGGAGATGATCAAGAGCGGCGAGGCGCGGAAGCCTGAGAACTTCCACCTGGTCAATCCGAACATCGATTACTCCGTTGACCGGCCTACGCTTGAGCGCCTGTTCATGCAGGCTGAGCTGGACGGCGAGGCTGAGCTGCGCGGCTTCTTGGCCAAACACCTCAACATCGAGATCGGCCTTGCGCTGATGTCCGACGCTTGGGTCGGGGCGGAGTTTTGGGAGGCCCAGGCTTCAGCGTGGCTCAGCCTCGACGAAATCCTCACCCGATGCGAGGTCATTGATGTTGGCGGTGACGGAGGCGGTCTTGATGACTTGCTCGGTCTTGCCGTGATGGGTCGGGAGACCGGAACTCGCAGGTGGTTCCACTGGGCTCACGCCTGGGCGCACCCTTCGGTTCTGGAGCGCCGCAAGTCAGAAGCGCCACGCTTGAGGGACCTGGAAAAGGCTGGCGACATCACCATTGTGGAACGCATCGGTGATGACGTTGAGCAATTTGCGGCCATCGTGGCCCGTGTCAATAACACCGGGCTTCTCGATAAGGTCGGCCTCGATCCGGCAGGCATCGGTGCAGTACTCGACGCGCTTGCGGATGCTGGCGTTGAGGAAGACAAGATCGTGGGCATCTCTCAAGGCTGGAAACTCACCGGCGCAATCAAAACGACGGAACGCAAGCTTGCCGAGGGTTCGCTGCTCCATTGTGGTCAGCCGCTCATGGCTTGGTCCTGCGGAAATGCCAAGGGCGTGCCTTCAGCCAACGCTTTCTTGATTACCAAGCAAGCATCGGGCACCGCAAAGATTGACCCGCTGATGGCTACATTCAACGCCGTTTCACTGCTGAGCCTTAATCCAGAGGGCAGGGGCGGGATGGACAATTTCATGGCAGGCATTCGGGATCCACTGATCGCATGAACGCATTTCATATTTTCATCGCCTGCGCAGTAATCGCTTTCTGCCTGGCATGCGGCGGGGTCTGGATGCTGGCCGGTACCGGCTGGGCTTTGCTGGCGGGATCACTGAGCTTCTTCTGCATCGCCGGCTTCATCCGCAGAGGGCTTGTCAGTGATTAAAACCCTATCGCAGGCGTTGGGGGCTGCTGCCACCAAGCCTTCAGCCAGTATGAGTGAATGGCTGGGCAAGACTATCAAGCTGTCCGATGGAGGTTTCTGGAGTGCTTTTAACGGCGCCCAGTCCAGTAGTGGAAAGTCAGTCAGCGTCGATAAGGCCATGCGTCTGTCCACGGTGTGGGCATGCGTCCGTATCATTTCGACCTCGGTGGCCGGCTTGCCGCTGAGCATCTACCGGCGCATGCCGGATGGCAGCCGCGAGAGCGCTCGCGACTTCCCGTTGTACGACGTGGTGCACAACAGCCCCAACGAAGACATGGCCGCCTTCCACTTTTGGCAGGCAGTCGTCGCTTCGATGCTGCTCTGGGGCAACGCCTATTGCGAGATCCACCGCTCTGCTGGTCGCGTCATCGCCCTGGATTTTCTGACGCCATCGAGAGTCGACCTCGAGTTCGACGATGATGGACGACTCAGGTATTTCTTCAGGCCCCGAAAGGGCGCCCGCCGAGAAATCCAGCGGCAGGACATGCTGCACATTCCGGCCTTTACCCTGGATGGCCGAGTCGGTCTTTCAGCTATTCGATACGGCGCGGATGTGTTCGGTTCGGCGATGTCGGCAGACGATGCCGCCAACAGTACCTTCCGCAACGGCATGATGCCCACTGTCGCGTTTTCGGTGGACAAGACGCTGAACCCCGCTCAGCGCGTTGAGTTTCGTGAATACGTGAAGACTATCTCCGGAGCATTGAATGCCGGCAAGAGCCCCGTGCTCGAGCAGGGTGTGAAACCGGAGATGATCGGCATCAACCCCGCCGATGCGCAACTGCTGGAGTCGAGAGGGCACAGCATCGAGGAAATCTGCCGCTGGTTCGGGGTCCCACCTTGGATGGTGATGAAGACCGACAAGGGCAGCAACTGGGGCACAGGACTGGAGCAGCAGCAGATTGCGTTTCTCACCTACTGCATCATGTCCTTCACTGCGCCAATCGAGCAGTGCGTGAACAAGTGGTGCATGACGGCGGTTGACCGGATCAAGTTTTATGCCGAGTACTCGCTTGAAGCATTCCTGCGTGCGGATAGCGCGGGCCGTGCGGCCTATCTCAGCACGATGGGGCAGAACGGCTACCTGACCCGAAACGAGGGGCGGCGGAAAGAGAACCTTCCAAGCATGCCTGGTGGCGATGTACTGACCGTGCAATCGAACCTGGTGCCGCTGGACCAGCTGGGCAAGCAAAACGATGGTCAGGCCGCACGGGCCGCACTGATGAACTGGCTGCAAGAGCCGGAAAGCAAATCTCGGGAGTAATCCATGAAACACAAGATCCAGTCTCGCGGCCTGCGCAGCGAGATGAGCCCGCGCGCGCTCGACAAGTGGAATCCCGCGATCCAGGCGGCCGTTGAAAACACATCGGACACCATCACGGTGTACGGCGTGATCGGTGAAGACTGGTACGGCGAGGGGGTCACGCTGAAACGAATCGATGCCGCGCTGCGTGCTATCGGCGAGCGCGACGTCACCGTTTACATCAATTCGCCCGGCGGCGACATGTTCGAAGGCATTGCTATATACAACCGCCTGCAAGAGCACAGTCATGAGGTCACCACCAAGGTGCTCGGCATGGCGGCCAGCGCTGCTTCGATTGTCTTCCTGGCTGGCAAAAAGCGAGAGGTGGCCAGTAGCGCCTTTCTCATGATCCACAACTGCTGGACCTGGCTCGCCGGAAATCGCAACTACCTGCGCGATATCGCCGCCGACATGGAGGAGTTCGATGCCGCGATGGCCGATCTCTATGCCGAGACTAGCGGGCAGCCGGCAGAGGACATGGCCGAACTGATGGACGACGAAACCTACATCCGTGGCAAGCGTGCCGTGGAGCTTGGCCTGGCTACTGGGCTGCTGTCGTCCACCGAGGTCACCGAGCGCGAAACCGAAGATGCCGCCCAAGCCAATGCACTCAAGGCCATGGATGTAGCCTTGGCCAAGGGCGGCATGCCTCGCTCCGAGCGCCGAGAACTATTCGCCAGTTTCAAGTCCGGCATGCCTCGCGCTGCCGGCGGGGGTACGCATAACGCTGCCCAGCCCGATAAGCCCCGCGCTGTCGCGCCAGACCTCTCCGCCTCTCTGAGCGCGGCAACCAACCTCCTCAATTCTCTGAAAGGAAAGTGACCATGGACTTTGAAGCCCAAGTCAAAGAACTCAACGCCAGCCTCAAGGGCATTGGCGATCAGATCAAAAGCCAGGCCGAGGCGACCGAAAAGCAAATCAAAGCCTCCGGTGAAATGAATACCGAAACCCGCGCCAAGGTCGATGAATTGCTGACCAAGCAAGGCGAGCTTCAGGCGCGCCTGGGCGAGGCCGAGCAGAAGCTTGTCAACGCAAGCCGGGATCGCAGCCATCAGGAAGAGCCCCAGAAATCGGTCGGCGCTCTCGTGATCGAAAGCGAAGAAATGAAGGATATGAACTCGTCCTTCCGTGGTTCTCGTCGGGTCTCCGTGCCGCGCGCGGCCATCACCACCGCAACCGGTGGTGACCTGGTGCAGACTCAGCGCTTGCCGGGGATCATTGCCCCGCCTCAACGCCGATTGACCGTCCGCGACCTGGTTGCTCCGGGAAACACTGAATCGAACTCCATCGAGTACGTCCGTGAAACCGGCTTCACCAACAACGCCCGTACGGTGGCGGAGAATACGGCCAAGCCGTACTCCGATTTGACCTTCGGCCTGGCCACTGCGAACGTGCGGACCATCGCCCATTTGTTCAAAGCCAGCCGCCAGATGCTGGACGATGCCAAGGCACTGCAGAGCTATATTGACGGTCGTGCACGCTACGGCCTCACCATGGCGGAAGAAGCTCAGTTGCTTTACGGCAACGGCACCGGCGTGAACCTGCAGGGCCTCATGACCGTTGCTCAACTGTACGCCGCCCCGGCTGGTGTAGCTGTAGTGGGCGAGCAGCGCATTGACCGCCTGCGCCTGGCGCTGCTGCAGGCCGAACTGGCCGAGTTTCCATCCGACGGCATCGTGCTCAACCCGATCGACTGGGCGGCCATTGAGCTGACCAAGGACGGGGAAGGCCGCTACATCATCGGCCAGCCTCAGGAAGGCACCAACGCGAAACTCTGGAATCGCCCTGTGGTTTCTACCCAGGCCATGACACAGAACGACTTCCTCGTCGGTGCTTTCAAGCTCGGCGCCCAGATCTTCGACCGCATGGAAATCGAAGTGCTGATCTCGACCGAGAACGGTGACGACTTCGAGAAAAACATGGCGACCATTCGGGCAGAAGAGCGACTGGCCTTTGCGATCTACCGCGAAGAGGCTTTCGTGACCGGCCCGCTGACTACCGTCACCCCCTAAACCTCCCACTATAAGGCGCCGGTAAAGGCGCCCTGCTGGAGTACTCCTATGGCACGTAAACAGGACACATCCGCTACCCAGGTTGAGTTGAAAGACCCTGCCGCGGCCACTGAGCCCAGCGTCGGCCAAGCTGAACACTCAGGCTCTGCTCTGTCGTCTGAAACTGTACTCACGCCAGAACCTGATGTGGCTGGCGCTCCCGCATCTGCTCTAGGTCCAGCGGAGGACTTAGGCCAGCTGACACCTTTAGGACAAGCAGCCACGGGCTCTGGAACGGACGTGATTGAGGCCTGTCAGGGCGTCGGCGCCGATGTCTCTGCTAGTGGCGCCGCTGCGTCCGAAGACTCGAGCCAAGAAGCATCAGAGTTGACTGATAGCGGCATCGGTGCTGACTCGTTGGTCGAAGGCGATCGGGCTGCGGCAAACCTCAATCCTGCGACTATTCAGATTTATCCGATGCGTTCGTACATGGATGAAGGCGAGCTCCGTCGTCGCGGCGGTCCAGCGTACACGGTGCCGCGCCGACATGCAGAGGAGTTGGTTCAGGGGAAGCTGGCATCACTTGAGCCGCTGAAGGAGTAAATGATGCCGGTTATCAGCATGTCCATTGCCCGGCATCACCTTCGAGATCCCGACGATGATGACGAGTACCTGGAACTACTGGTCGAGGCTGCTGAAGGACAGGCGATGGACTATCTGAACCGCCGCTTTTACGCCGACCAAGAGGCGCTGGATGAGGCTGTCGCCGCCGGGCAGGCAGGCGCCTCCCCTATGGTGAGCAACAAGCAAATCAACGCTGCCTGCTTGCTGATCCTTGGGCACCTTTACGCAAACCGTGAGGACGTAGTGACTGGGACTATTTCCACTGAGATTCCGAGAGGATCGGTGGCACTCCTGACACCTCACCGGATTGGGTGGGGCATATGAGGGCTGGTCCGCTACGTCATCGCTGCATGCGTCATGGCTTCGTTGAAGGCAAGGATGCTTTGGGGCAGCCAGCGAAAGTGTGGAACGAGCTCGGCCCGATCTGGGCAGAGATCAACATTCCATCGGGGCGGATGTATGAAGCTGCGTCTCAGATGCAGGTCACGGTCAGCGCTGAAATCAACATCCGCTACCGCAAGGACGTGGTCGCTGGCCAGCACCTGGTTCACGACGGCATCACTTACGAGATTGTGGCTTCCATGCCAACCAATCAGCGGGACATGCTCAAGCTCATGTGCAAAACGGTGAAGCCAAAATGACAGGTTCAATCAGCATCGTAGGCCTGGGCGATCTTCAGGCCGACTTTGATCGGTTGGCTAAGTCCATCGGCAACAAAGTCGTGCGTGATGCCGTTATGGCCGGCGCGCGTGTCGCGCGTGACAAGACCCGGCAGGCTGCGCCTGTGCGGACGGGCAAGCTCAAGAAGAACATCGCAGCTGCACGCATCAAGCAGAGCGAAACGCCTGGCGCTGCGACCGCTGGTGTGCGCGTGCTCAAACCGAAAGGTAAGAAAACCAAGGCACGAAAGCGCCCTGGCAAAGGCGGCAAGACCACCAAGACGGAATACGACGCACCGTACTATTGGCAATTCCTTGAGTATGGAACCTCGAAGATGGCCGCCGCGCCCTTCATTCGCCCCACCTGGGATGCGAACCTCACCGACATCGAGAAGGCCACAAGCGACAAGCTTGCCGAAGGCATCGATAACGCCATCACCCGGTAATCCCATGATCGAGAAATCCCTCATCGACAGGCTCTCGCCTTTGGTCGACGGGCGCGTTTATTTCGGCGTAGCCCCGGCCGAAGCAGCTCAGCCGCGACTGGTGATTCAAACCGTCGGCAGCGTGGTTGGTTTTACGCTTGCGGGCAGGGATGGATCTCGCGATCTGACGATTCAGATCGACGCCTGGGGTGAGAGCTTTCTCCAGGCCCTGACGCTCGCTGAGCAGGCCTTTGTCGCCATGACCACCGACGGCGACGACTTCACCACTGGTAGCGCCGACCGCCTGCCAGATGCTTTCGAAGATGACACCAAGCTCTTCAGCGTTAGCTGGGAGTTCACCCTGCAACCATAGGAGGCCCCATGGCCGCGCAGAACCCTACCAAAGCCAAGTTCGTGAAAACGCAGGGTACCCAGCTCAGCGTTTCTAAGACCACTACCCTCGAACCCGCTGAAGCAGGCCTGGAATACGCTGACCTGTCGGTGACGATCAAGCAGCCGCAGTTCCAAGGCGGCCAGTCGGACGAAATCGAAGTGACCACGCTGGCGAGCGAGGCCAAGGAGTTCACCGTCGGCCTGGCCGATAACGGCACCTTCAGCATGTCAGGCAACTGGAAAGCTGATGACGAAGCCCAGACCGTGCTGCGCACCGCGCGCGACGACGGCGAGCCGCGGGCATTCAAGTCGGTATTCAAGGACGGTACTTCCTCGACGTTCCTCGGCCTGGTCACTCAGTTCACCTGGGATGCAGCGCCAAACGGCACCGTAAACGGTACGTTCAACGTCCGCATCACTGGCAAGGTCGCCTTTATCGTTCCTCCGGTGACTCCGTAATGGCTCGGGCAAAGGCTGCAGGCGCGCAGAGCCTGCGTGCGATGGCCCTAGACCCAATCCGTAACTTCAAGCATGAACCGCTCGATGTGCCGGAATGGGACGGCGCTAAGGTCGTGGTGATGGCGCTGAGCGCAGGTGACTGGGCCGAATACCGGCGCCGAGCCGCGGCGGCAGTTGCTGCAGCGCGTGCTGCTGTCGGCCTGAGCGAGGTGCCAGAGGAGGGCGTCGACCAGAGCCCGGCCTCCCGCCTGGTCGATATCGACTCCTCCCCGCTGTACGCCTTTGTGCTGGCGCGCACCCTGCTGGACGAATCCTACGCCCGAATCTTCGAGGATGAGGATGTGCCCGCGGTGGCTAAGGCATTCAGTCCGGTGCACGACCGGCTGGTGGGCAAAGCGTTCGAGCTGAGCGGTGTCGAGGCTGGCGCCGGTGCGCAGGACCCGGTCGAAGCGGCGGGAAACGGCTGAAGGAGGAGCCAGAGTTGGCTTTCATGCTGACTCTGGCCCTCCGACTGGGCATGACCCTGCAGGACCTCCAGCAGAACATGAGCGCTGAGGAACTGTTCCTCTGGCAGGCCTACAACGAGGATTCGCCGCTGAGCGATGCTCGAGGCGACATCCAGGCTGCGATCGTAGCTGCTTCCACGCTGCAAGCGCAGGGCGCCAAGGTGACCCCGATGGATCTGCTGCCGCAATGGAAGTCGGAGAAGCCGGCTGTCGAGCAGGCTCCGGAGGAAGGGGAGGAGTTGTTCAAGGCCTTCTTGATGGCGAAATCGGTTGAGAGCTAGGTCGGCGAGTTTTTTGCGACATGGTGCATCGTGGTAGATTCCTCCGTTTCCAAGGAGGAAATATGAAGCGCTTATTATTTATTCTGCCGCTGGTGATCTACGGTTGCGGTAACTCTGAGAGGCCAGATTCCGAGGTGGTAGTGGATGAGTCTGCCCTTTCTGTTTATACACGAGAAAATTACCCTAAAACTTTTCAGAAGTGGGGGGGTTCTGGAATTGAACGAATCAAGAAAGTTGAACGGGCTGCTCTATTCAAGGCTGGCAAACAAAAACGATGCGATCAGGTGGAGTACGTTGGACTATCTGAGAAGCTGAGTAACGCTCCCGATAAAATCGTCGTGTATGCAGATTGCCGGAATCGATGGAGGTATTACATCGATGAGGGTAATGAGATTGTTCAAAGTGAAAGAATAAATTAACCCGCTTCGGCGGGTTTTTTAATGTCTGGAGAAATGCATGGCAGGGCAAACACTTCGCTCTCTGATCGTTAGCGTGTCCGCTGAGACCAGTGCTTATCAGCGCGAGATGGCCAAAGCTGGGAGAATGGGACAGAACTATCTGCGTACCATTACGACTGGCAATCGGGACACGGTAAGCTCTTGGCGATCACAAGAAGCTGCGGTTCGCGCTCAAAGTACGGCCATGCAATCTCTAACGTCCTCTGTCGGAGGATATGCAACTGCGATGGCGGGGGCGCTGGCAGTCGGAAATCTGATTCACCAGGCAGATAGCTGGAATCAGGTTAACGCCCGGCTTAAGCAGGCGTCCACGAGTACGGAAGACTTTGCCGTCAGCCAGAAAGCATTATTTGAAGTTAGCCAAAGAACCGGAACGGCCTTCGCAGATAACGCAAACCTATTCAGCAGATCTTCCGCGTCCATGCGCGAGTTCGGATATTCCTCGAGCGATGTGCTGGGTGTAACTGAAGCTTTGGCGCTCGGCCTACAGCTATCGGGAGCGGGGGGCGCCGAAGCATCATCTGTGATCACTCAGTTCTCTCAGGCACTTGGTCAAGGAGTGCTGAGAGGCGAGGAATTTAACTCTGTCAACGAAAACGGTGATCGAGTTATTCGAGCACTGGCAACAGGGATGGGGGTCGCTCGGAAAGACTTGAAAGCGATGGCGGACCAAGGGCTGCTTACGATTGATAAAGTTGTTCCAGCTCTGATCAGCCAGCTAGGTACGCTTCAGGGAGAGTTTAAGGAACTTCCCGGGTCCGTGGGTGCGGCCATGACTACCGTCAACAACTCGTTTCAGGCGTGGGCTGGCGGGCTGGATGGCACCACCGGTAGCACGAAAGCTCTAGCAGCAGCTATTACGTTAGTTGCTGAGAACATGGATGTACTGGCTGCATCAGCGCTGCCGCTGGGGGCTGCTTACGGCGGGAGAAAGGTTCTAGACTTCACCAAGGACCTGTGGGACCAGGTAAAGGCAATCCGCAGCGCCCAATCTGCTGAGATCGGAAAAACTGCTGCTCAACTAGATGCGGCGACAATGGCAGCCCGCCGCGCTGCGGCTGAGACTATCGCGGCTGAAGCGCAGGTTGCAGCTACCAAGTTCACCGACGCTCACGCGGCCGCTCTTAGCCGGCTGAGGCTTGCACGTCTTGCGGACGCTCAAGCGGCGGCTGCGCAAGCGGCTGCCCAGGCGGCAAATAATTCAGCAACATCGCTTGCCGCCCGTGCCGGCAGGGGGCTTTTCGCTGCCATGGGCGGGCTGCCGGGTCTCGGCTTGACCATTGGCGCTGTCGCGGCCAGCTACCTGCTCTTTCGGGACAATAGCGAAAAGGCTAGGAAAGCCACCGTCGATCTCAAGCGTCCCGTCGAAGAGCTCCGTAAGGAGTTTGCCGAGCTGGGCAAGGAGCAGGCCCGATACAAGCTGGATGGCGTTTTACAGCAGCAAGCCGATGCCCAGGTCGCCGCGCAGAAGGCACTGCGGGCGATTCGAGCTTCCGCCCAGGGCAATGACAAGTGGGGCGATACCTACGGTGCAAACCCATTCCAGCGTGACCAAGCGGTAACCCAGTTCAACCGTCGTGTTGCTGGTGGCCAGGATATTGATTCGGCCACCCAGCAGCTTGTCGCTGCCATCCGGCCAAACGAGGAGATGACCAAAGCCATCAACGCCTCGGCGGCTGCGTATGGTGAGGCAATCAAGGCCTCGGGCGATTATGGCGACGTGGCCAACATGTTGCGCGGCCGGCTGGATGACGTTGCCGCTGCTGCGGCTGGCGCTAACGCTGGCTTGAAGAGTATGCCAGGCCCTGATCAGAAGACGGTCGACGGTTGGAACAGCTACACCAAGAACCTGGTGGAGCGCCTTCAATCTGTTCGTGACGGTGGCGATCTTCTCGGCGAAATCAACCGACGGATCGAGCGCGAAGGGGTTGACCCGGGTACCGGTGAGGGCTGGCGTATTTTGGCCTCGGCCATTCAAGGATCGGAGGCAGCAGCCAAAGCATCCGAGGAGGCACAGCAGCGAGCCAAGAAGGCCTCCGAGGATATCCAGCGGCAGGCTGAGCGCCTAAGCGGCTCCTACAAGCAGACCCTGGCCAACCTCACTCAACAGGTTGCGCTTTACGGCGAGACGACTGAGCTGGGCCGGCTTCGTTACGACTTGGCCAACGGCGAGTTGTCGCAGTTGAGCCAGCAGAACAAGCTGCGCCTAGAGGGCAAGGCGATAGAGCTGGATGCGTTGAATGCGCGAAAGGAATACGACTCGCTCATGGCCAGTCTGCAGACGCAGGAACAGGCACTGCTGGCGACTACTCGCGAGCGGATGAAGGTGCTGGAGACGGCCAGCCGTGCCGGCACGCTCAATTCCGATGAATACCGCGCCGGCGCCGACGCTATTTCGAAGGCGACGATCACCAAGGCACCTGAGTACGGCGGCCTCGACGCATCGGTAGCCGGCGCATCGGGTGAGCTGATCAAGATCGCCGAAGCCGAGGCGGCTCTCAAGAAGTGGCATGACAAGCAGCTGACCATGCAGGCTGAGCTGCGCGACCAGATCCTGGCTGACCAGCATAGCACCAATGAACAGCGTCTAGCCGCAGAACAACAGTACCTGGACCGGGTCGCTGACATTACCCGAACCAACAACGAGCGGCTGTCGAGCATCCAGGATTCGTACAAGGTTGCAGTGGTCAGCACCTTCGGTGAGCTCTCCGGTCAGGCTGCGGACATGGTTGGCAAAATTGCCGGTGAACAGTCCGGGGCATATCAGGCGTTGTTCGCTGCACAGAAAGCCTTCGCGGTTGCCTCGATCATCATGAATGCGCAGATCGCGGCTGCTAAAGCTCCTGCCGAGCTGACGATTCTTGGCGGTATTCCAGTAGGGGCGGCGTTGCTCGCGGCTGGGTATGCGAACGCTGGGATGGTGGCCGGCATGGCCTTGGCGGGCTTTTCCAGCGGCGGTTATACGGGCGACGGCGGAAAGTTTGAGCCTAAAGGCGTTGTGCACGGCGGTGAGTTCGTTTTGCGCAAGGAGGTGGTTCAACTGCCGGGTATGCGTGATTACCTTGAAGGCTTGAACAAACGTGGTTATTCGAGCGGAGGGTATGTCGGCTCGCCTTCTGCACCTTCGCTTTCAGCGATGTCCGTCCCGGCTCTATCGGAAGGACCATTGGTCAGTCCTGGCGGCGCGCCAATGAATGTCGAGATCAACCAATATGTCCCGGCCCAGGTGGATGTTCAGCAGGATGGTGACCGCATGAAGGTCTTCATTCGTGAGGCCAAGAAACAGATTGCGGGCGACCTGGCCAGGGGCAGCGGCGACGTGTCGAGAGCGCTTGCCACGGGATGGTCGGTCAAGAGAACTGCGCGATGAGTATCCTGAAGCGACTCTACGCGAGCTCCGGTTCCGAGATCATCCATGAAGTGCTCGAGGTCAGCGATGGGGTTACCACTTACCGCATGACCCAGGGCTGGGATGAACTGACCGTCACACTGGAAACGGGGGAGGTGGTGTCCTGCACGCCATGTGGCATGGAATTGGCTCTGCCGGCGCGCAATGATGACGGAACCCAAGACCTGACTTTTGCGCTGAGCAATGTGGATGGTAAAGCCTCAGGCTTCATCCGGGAGGCCCTGAACGAGCGGCGCACCATGTCGCTGGTTTACCGAACCTACACCTCTGACGACTTGGGCGCTCCTGCCCATTCGCCCCACCGATTCAGAATCAAGGGCGGCACCGTCACAGCAACCCAGGTTTCCGTCACCGCCGGTTACTTCGACTTACTGGACACCCGCTGGCCCCGCAACACCTACAACCTCAACGAATTCCCAGGGCTTCGCTACATATGAACACCGACAAATACACCCTCGGCATCTACGTCGAGGGCGGTCGTCTGTGGCCGCACGTTGACTGCTACGGGCTGGTACTGGAGGTCCGCCGCGACCTTGGCCTTCCAGCGTGGCCGGAGTGGGCGGAGATGCGCAAGGCTGATGGCGGCTTCGCTCGAGCATGCGACGAGATGATTCTGCACGCTGTTTCGTCCTGTGAGCCTGGGCATGGTGCGGTTGCGGCGGCGTACCGGGGGCAGGTGCAAGACCACGTCGCTATCGTGCTGGAGGTGGCCGGGGCTCTGGAAGTGCTGGAGATCAACCAGAAACGCAATGTCAGCCTGACGCCACTGCGTCGCTTTGAACGCCGCTTTTCCCGCGTGGAGTACTACCGATGATCAGGATCTACCCGAGCCGGTTGCAGGGAGAGCCTCTTGAAGTCCATGTGATCGACAAGCCTGTCCCATTGGTTGAGTGGCTCAAGCGCCTGGCCCCGGATTTCACGCTGGAGCGCGAGCATCCGATTTGCATTGATGTGGATGGCGTCACGCTGCCGACAGAGGCGTGGCCAGCATTCATTGTTCAGCCAGATACGGATCTCAAGATCTACCCGGTGGCAAAGGGGACAGGCCTTGAAGTGGCTGCCTGGGTTGCAATCGCCGTTGCCGCCGTGACCCTGGTCCTCGTCCTTTCGATGAAAACCCCGGGGGTTTCACAGCCTGGGCAGGGCGACTCCATCGACCTCAACCCGGCCAAGGCCAACCGCGCCAAAGTAAACGAGCCCGTACGGGAGATCCTAGGACGCTACAAGGTGTATCCGGACTACGTGGTGCAGCCGGTTTCGCGGTTCGTGAACCAGCGCGAACTCCACGTTAGCTTGTGCCTTTGCGTCGGCGCAGGATCGCACGCGATCCTGCCGAGCAGCATCAAGATCGGTGACACGCCCTTGGCTGCATTTGGTGCCGATGTGTCATATGCGTTCTACGGTCCAGGCGAAAGCCTTGCAGGTGATTCGCGTGCCGAGAACTGGTACTCCGTAGGAGAGGTGGGTGGCACCGACGCCGGTACCTCGGGTCTCGACACGGCCTCCACTGCAACAGGGGGTACATCGGTCATCGCTGATGCGCTGGTTTTGGCCGGGCTGGGTGTCAGCCTTGCCGGTGAAAGCCCTGAATTTCCCGAAGAGTGGGGGGCTGGCGTGACGGTGACCATGCGTACGCCAAACAGCTACACCGTGTCCTCCGTTGGAGGATATGACCGAATCGCAGGGGCTCTCGGAGACTTGGCGCCGTTCGTTGGAATGAAGGTCACGCTGTCGACCGACGTGGACTACGACCTGGTGGTGGCCAGCTACTCACCCTTCGTTTCCCCGGTGCCCGGGGTTGGCGGCAGTCCGTCCTCTGTGCAGGCGAGCGCCTCCCCAACCCTCTATGACTTTGCCAGCACGCCGGCAGTCTGGACAATCACCTACCAGGATGAGACACGCACGATTTCACTGGCCTCCAACTACTTGAACATGAGCGGTCTGGTATCTGCTATCACATCTCAACTCGATGGCATGGGGCTGACTGCGCAGGACAACTCGGGGCGGTTGCTAATTGCTGAGCCTGCCAGTCCATACCGGGGAGGGCCGCTGTCACAATCGAACGCGCCGGTGGCAATATTCGGCGTAGCACCGGTGTACAGCATTGGAGCAGCGTCAGCAGGGGGAACGCCAGAGAGGGCTGCTTACATTGAACTGATGTACGAGAATGGCACCCCCTTCGCAGGCCTCGAGGACGGACCGCAACGCATCGCCCTTGGCTGTCGCAGTCATCGCTATACGATCACGGCAATCGACGGCCTGACCATGACCGTGCAGCGCTTGACGGATACGGGACTTGTTGATGACGGGTGGGCAGGGTTTATCGCCCGAACACTATTGGACTATTCGCTGGGCGCCGATGGCGCGGCAGACGTGAATTGGCTCGGTCCCTTTATGGCTGTACCAGAGCAGGAGCTCACCGACACGGTCGAGTACGATTTCCATCTGCCTGGTGGTCTGGCTTGGTACAAGAGCAATGGCCACCGCCGGGCCGGCTCGATCAATATTTTCGTGGAGTGGCGGGATGCGGCAATCGGCGGGGCATGGAATCGCAAGACGCACACTCTGCAGAGCAACACCGAGGACGCCATCGGCTTCACCTTCAGACACAACCTTCCTCGCAGGATGCGACCTCAGTACCGTGTGAGACGTGAAAATCCTGAGGGTGGCGGCAATACGCGCGATACGGTCTATTGGTTCGGCCTGCGATCGCGGTTACAAGCGCCGGCAGCTTATCAGGGGGTCACGATATTCACTGCCTCCATCAGGACAGGCGATCGCCTCGGCGCCCAGTCTGATCGCCGAGTTAGCATGGTTGCCGAACGTCTGTATGAAGGCGCTCCCGCACGATCTATCAGCGGCGCATCGCTGCACGTGCTGAGCAGCCTGGGGATTCCCTTCGATCAAACGGATGTTGCAAAGCTGCACCAGTTAGAAGGCTCCCACTGGACCCCGCGCGGCGAGACATTTGACCTGGAATACACAGCGTCATCTTCGGTTCGCGAAGTACTGCAGACCATTTTCGCCGCAGGGATGAGTCATCTCACCCTGACGGAAGGATTGATCAGCGCGATCAGGGAGGGTGTGCAGCCTGTGCGCGGCACCATCACCAACCATGAGCTGACGAAAGAACTCACTGCCTCTTTCACAGCGCCTGGTCAGGATGACTTCGACGGCGTCGATGTGAAATACGTCGATCCGCGCACCTGGTCCGAGGAGACCGTTCCGTGCCGAATTGGCGAAAGTCTCGGCCTGAAGGTCGACACGATTACCCTGGATGGTGTGCTGGATCGAGATCGCGCTTGGCGCATTGGAATGCGCACGCTGCGAAAGCACATGTACCAGCGATGGGCCTACTCAAGCACTACTGACCTTGAGGCACTCTGCTATGAGCGTCTTGATCACGTAGCTCTCGCTGACGACATTCCCGGCACCAGTCAATCCGCTCTGATTGTAGGAGCTCAGCAGGTCGAGGAAAGGGTTGTTCTTCAACTCACCGAGCCTTTGGATTGGGAAGTGGATAGTCCACGCATCATGCTGCGCCGGCACGACGGTTCTGCCACGCCGCTGATTATTCCGACCTATGTAGACGATTACGCGATGAGCATCCCGGCGAACGCCTTGGACTTCGACCTGATCACAGATCTCTCGATCGAGCCGGCAAGACTTCTGTTCGCCGCGTCCGCCCGGGTGGGTTACAGCGCGATGATGAGCGAGATAAGCCCTGGTAGTGATGGAAGTTGCGACTTTACCGCATTGGAATATCGCGATGATTACTACGCCGATGATGACGGCTTCGCTCCGACATAAGGACGGATCATGCTTGTTTACCCTGAAGGGCTGCCCTTGCCGCTGCGCGAAAGGTACGGCTTCACGCCGATCAGCCCAATTCGCAGATCCCAGAAAATCAGTGGCAGGGCTGTGCAGCGCCGGCTTTATTCAAGCGTTCCAACCATGGTCAATGTTTCCTGGATCTTCACAGCCAAGCAGGCGCGCTTGTTCGAGGGCTGGTGCAAATGGGGGATCGGCTACGCCGATTGGTTTCTCTGCCCGATAAAAAGCCCACTCGGTATACAGCCCACGCGATCCAGGTTTACGGATATATATCAGGGTCCCGAGCTGATTGGTGTCGACATGTGGCGCTACAGCGCCACACTCGAGCTATTCGAGCTGCCCATCGTTGATGAGGCAGAGTTTGCAGAACTGCTCCTCGGAATGCGTTTGCCGATCATGAACGCAGCTCTAACCGCCGAGCTTATGCGTTGGTACACCAAGTCTTGGCCTGGAGCCCAGATCAATTGAATGCTCGCCCGCTTATGCGGGTTTTTTTCGCCTGGAGTTTCTATGAGCGTAGCTACTGACAGTCAGCTGTTTCATGAGCTGGTGACCAACGCTAATGCCCTGTTCCTGTCCGATGCTGACTTCGTCACGATCAATGGCATCAACCAGCCGACGTTGAAAAAGATCTATGCCGAATTCCTCGCGAGCATGGGCGTTTACACAACGGTCGCGGACGGCCTTGTTGCGACGAACGGAACAGGCACTAATAACCGATTCTTTTCTGTGTCGGCTGCAGGCGATAAGGCAGAGACGCGGTATCGCAACGATGCCGGGGTAGCCGTCGAAATTTCCTCTCTGTTGTCTTGGAATTCGAACTCGCTGACCATCAACCGCGGAAAGGTCTATCCGTTGCGCAGGATGACCAGAAACGGTATCACCAGTGCAGAGCCAACCGCCTTTAGCAAGGCGATCCTGAACATCTGCATCATTGGCGCCAGGCCTGGGAAGTATTACCGGCTGGCCTATTACGTGAACCGCTCGAGCTCGCTGGGTCCTACCGCAAAGCCAGACGGCTGGATCATCGAAGAGATCGACCAGGAGAATTACGCTACCGCTGCGAACTCAGTCACGACCGTCATCAACTACACGGACGCAGGCACTCCTACGATCACGCGCGATGGCATCCAAACTGTCGTGCTGTCTAGCACCGTTGTCCCCGACCTGCGCATCCTGATCAGCCTGGACACGGCGGAACTACCTGCCCTGGGTACGCCAATCGCTGCGAACAGCAGCCCGCAGAACGGCTACAGCTACATCATTGACCCGAGCCGCTACATACCGGCAAAGAGCGACAGCACCAACTCAATCACCATTAACGCGGGGCAGATAGCCCCATTCAGGTCGGTTAGCCGTGGTGGTGGCGTGTCTACGCCGAACACACTGCAGACCCTTGTTATTCTGCATGCTCGGGTGATCAATGCAAAGCCGGGCAAATACTACGGCCTGCGCTACTTTCAGAACGGTAACGCCGCCGTAGTGCCGGCTGCCGATGGCTGGATCGTTGAGGAAGTCGACATCGTTGGCTATGACGCCTCGGTCATTAGCAACGGCAACAGCATCTCGGCCCTGGCCGACCCGCAGCCGAAGATCGACCGTACACTTGGCGTCCAGACCCTGCTGATCAACACCAAGAGCGATGTGCGCATAGAGCTGGTGCTGGACGCCTCTAAGCTGCAGGCATATGGCAACCAGTACGGGATGAACTTCGTCCCACAGAACGGCTATTCGCAGGTAATCGACCCGGCCTGCTATGAGTTCCCTGTCGCAGGCAACGGGACGGGGCCGCGCGTCTCCTACACCCTCGACGCTGGGGGTAAGTTGACCCTGAGTTGGCCGGATGGTATCGGCACGCGGGGCTTCGTCTTCGGACCGAATGGCGAGAACAGCCTGGCCAACTTCGCCCAGGTGATCCTTAACGGGGGCACGATTAGCTCATTCGGTACCGACTGGTTGCCGCCTATGATCTTTGATGCTGTCAACAACGGCGACGGATGGCCATATCTCGAATTCACTGGTGGCAACCACCGGGTAGACAACAAGCTCACCGCAGCCTCTGTGCTCTACGTTGTTGAGGCCGACGGTGCACCCCTGACGGGTCCAACCAGTGGCACGGCTGACCGGATCACTTGCCGCATCGTCAACAAGCTGATGGCTGGCAACACCGTGAGCCTGGGCCGCTACCCCGTGCTGCAGGCCTTCCAGGTCGACTTCATGCCTGGAGTGTCTGGTGTGCATGCCGAAATCATGGCGCTGGAGGACGTGGATATCTACACCGACTACGCGTGCCAGATTGTGACCACCGGTGTAAACGACACTCTGTTCTACCTGGGCGGACAATTCCCGCAGCCGATCCCATTCGACAGTACGGTCAACTCAGGACTCCCAGCCGATTACCCTGACGCGTGGGCGGTGCTCACCACCAGCGCGAACGGTCAGTTGGCTGCCTGGATCGACCGGAAGTATGGCGTGGCAGCCGAATCGCAAATCTTCGAGAACTACGGAAAGATTATCGGGGGCGGCGGGATCTCACCCAAGCAGTACACGACGGCGATCAACAGGGAGCGTGTGCGCAACCCGGTCAACGCCATGCGGCTGCAGGCAGGCAAGAGCTACCAGTGGCGCGGCGGATATTCGTGGGGCCCTGTCAGTCTGCCAGATGGCATGGTGGCCACCCTGCGCTACATGGACGAATGGCGGGTCCGAAGGGCCTTCGCCGTGTCTGCCAGCAGGGTACTTAAGCCGTAAGGGCAAGGATCTTGCTCCCCATATTGTCGCCCGCCCAGCGCGGGCTTTTTTGTGCCTGGAGAGAACATGGCCAGACTCACCGAAACCCAGGCCGGAGGCGCGAACGTGCTCCGGTTTCTGGATCTGATCGCTTTTTCTGAGGGCACGTCGACCGTCAAGGCGAGTGATGACGGGTACAACGTGCTGTATGGCGGCGGCGTGTTCCATGGCTATGCCGATCACCCACGGCGCAAGCTGACCTTCCCCATCAACGGGAAGCCAGTGACCAGCTCTGCTGCCGGCCGGTATCAGCTGCTCGAGCGTTACTGGGATGCGTACCGGGCCAGCCGGAGCTTGTCGGGCGGCTTCACGCCGGAGAACCAGGACCGAATCGCCCTGCAGCAGATTCGCGAGCGCCGGGCTTTGGACGACATCAAGGCGGGCCGCATTGAGCGGGCAATCGCCAAGTGCTCGAACATCTGGGCGAGCTTCCCAGGCAACAGCTACGGGCAAAACCCGCACCGCTTGGAGAAGCTGCTGAACCAGTGGCAGAAGTTCGGCGGGGCGCTGGCGTGACCTGGCTCGGCACGGTGCCGGCCTGGTGCTGGTGGCTGATCGCCTTGGTGCTGGTCGCCGGCGGCCAGCAGTATCGGGTGGTGGTTGCCGATGGCGCGACTGCCGATGCCCTAGTGGAGGTTGCCAAGTCCGCCAAGGCCTTGGCCGACTACCGCCTTGAGGTTTCCGAGCGCGACCGGCGCGCCGCCGCCCAGGCGAGACAGGAAGAACAGCGTCGGCAGGCCCTGGCGGACGAGGAGGGTGAGAGTGCACGACAACAACTGGAACTGGCCCAAGGCCGCGCCGCTGCTGCTGAGTCTGCTGCTGGTGGGCTGCGCGGCGAAATCGCCCGACTGCGCGCCGGCCGAACAGCAACCTGCGGTGCCATCGCTGCCCAGCAGCGCCAGGCAGGAACCTCTGCCGTCGTGGTGCTCGGGGGATTGCTTGAAGACGCTGACCGAATGGCGGGAGATCTCGCGAAAGCGCTTGAGCGAAGTCGAATAGCTGGGCAGGCGTGCGAATCGATCTCGCTTAGAGTTAAGGGAAGTGACTAAGAACTCTCACAGGTTGGCAGGTTCAGTTTTAGATATCTCTACTTCAATTATTGAAAGGACATTACTGACATTTCTGACCTGAGCGTTTGCATCGCTGGGCGTGACATTTTCGTCAAATAAATAGTCAGATCGGACACGCATCGCATGCATAGCATTAACTCTGGCGCCTAATCTTCGAATAGTTTTTTGCGTTTCTTTATCGCTACAAATGTAATTGCACAGGGCGTCAGATAGCTTAATATGGCTTCCGCCAGACATGTTTCTAACCCCTATTTTAAGGACTTCATCTGCTAGGCGTAGTGCTTCATGGTATGCGCTATAGTAGGATCTGCTCACGATTGCACGGCTATCCGTTTCAGAAAGCTCAACCGAGTCAAGCAGGTTTTTAGACCAGTCTAGAAAGCACTTGTTGGAGATGGGCATGATTTGTTTTCCGAAACGAATTCTTTGGCGGATAGATTTTCGACTAATTAATGACTTACGAAAACGTACGTCACATGTTTCAGAATGTGCGCAGCGTCTGCGTCAACGATTCTGTCGCATAGCTGTTCGTTTAGTGTAAAGATGAGGTCGTCGCTTTGAGCAAGTCCGGAATAGAACGTAACAGTCGGGCCGCCATAAATATCTGTCTGCTTGATGTTTCCTTGCTCAAAGAATATATTGTTGCTCTGGAGTATTTCTTGAGCTATGGAATATATCTTATTGGCGTCTTCATCCGAAACTCTGTTTGTTTCGAAGAGGCTCGCCATTAGGAATGCTTGGTGGGCTTCCGGGTGATTAAGTAGGTTTTCTACGAAGTCGGGGTCGCAGCTATTAAGGGTAGACGTGAATTCACGAGGCTTAAATATATCTCTTGCTGTTTCAGCTAGGCCGAGCAGTGACTCGATAGAGTTTGGCATGAGTTGGGCTGCGAGTTTGTAATGGTGGCAGGCTAACACCTTCATCTTAAAGGCGGAAAGTGAGTGGGCGTAGCTTAAGTGGATATTTGGGTCTTTAGGTTCGTATCTGGCAATCTCTTCGAAAGTTGAAATTGCGTTTTTGCTGTTTTTTTCAATTGTGAAAAGTATGCCTAAGCATATTCGTGCTGATATGAAATGCGTAGACTCGAGCTTTTTAATTTCCCGGCGCAGACGCGAAGAAGTAAACGGGTCAGGAGTTTCCCCTGAAACCGAATAGACATTAAGCTCTTCGAGTAGTGTGTCAGCAATGGTTTTCGCTACAGCCATCATTAGCTCCTGGCTAGGCACAACCCTATGGCGCGGAAAAGCGCGACCCAGCCCGATATCCGTGTAATGGCGCTAATACTATCCTCGGCTGCTGAATTCCACGACAAGAAAATGAAAAAAGGGTCGAACCTGCCCTATCTGTTGTAGGTAGTGTCCGGCAGGCACCCTTACCGCCATGGTGCTCTCCGACCTGCTCGACCGGTCTGTCGTCACGAATCGAGAGCTGGCGCAGGCTTATGACCGAGCCAGGATCGCCGGTGAGCAGTGCTCCCGGGAGCACGACGCCCTGATCGCAAAGCGGGCGTCAGGAAGCGCCCGCTAATTATTCGAAAGCTTCATGCAAAGAGAGCGGCCACCGGGGATGCGTCAACATCCCTGCTGACCGCCGAACCCGCAGACCATACCTGCAAGCCCAGCCAAGGCTCCCGCTCTGTGCACAAAGCACGGCGAGCCTAGCACCTGTTCATCCATACAGTAAAGGTTTGCAAATTGACTAACCCAATCATCCCTTGGATGGGCGGCAAGCGCCGCCTGGCCGACCGCTTGATCCCGCTTTTCCCCGCCCATGAGTGCTACGTCGAAGTCTTTGCCGGTGGCGCCGCCCTCTACTTCATGCGACCACAACCTGCCCAGGTGGAGGTCTTGAATGATCTCAACGGCGATCTGGTCAACCTGTACAGGGTGGTGCAGAACCACTTGGAGGAATTTGTCAGGCAGTTCAAATGGGCGCTTTCGTCTCGGCAGATCTTCGAGTGGCAAAAGATGGCGAGACCGGAGACGTTGACCGATATCCAGCGCGCGGCACGGTTCTTTTATCTGCAGCAGCACGCCTTCGGCGGGAAGGTTACTGGGCAAACGTTCGGCACCGCCACCACCGGCCCTGCTATCAACCTGTTGCGCATCGAGGAGAACCTTTCCGCGGCCTGGCAACGGCTGGCCGGTACCTACGTCGAGAACCTGTCATGGCTCGACTGCGCGCAGCGCTACGATCGAGCACACACCTTCTTCTACATGGACCCGCCTTACTGGCAGACCGCAGGCTACGGTGTCGACTTTCCGTATGACCAATATGAGCGCATGGCCGAGTTCATGCGCACCTGCAAAGGCAACGTCATGGTGAGCATCAACGACCATCCCGACATTCGAGCGGCTTTTGACGGGTTCCACTTCGAGCGGTTGGATATCCGGTATACCACCGCGAACCAGAGGCATGGCCAGGCCGATGTGACCGGTGAGCTGGTGATCATGAATTGGGAGCCGTCACAACTCGGTCAACTTTTCTAAAAATGCAGGGATCTTCTGCTGTAGCTGCTTGGATCGTCTTACCCTATGCTTCATCAATTAACTGATTGGAGTGACTGTGGCTAAGCGATCTTTCATTGGGATTGTTGAGGCCGGTGAGGGGCTGATTAAGAAGGCGATTGATGCCATGAGGGAGCTCCGAGCCGCTGAGGCTGCTAACGCGTCTGCTGAAGAGGTGGAGCGGTTGCGCCTTATCGCGGACTCCCTCTACCAGGCCGTCATCGATTTTCAACTGATCGAAGACAAACAGGCGCCTGATACCATCCATTGAAAGGGGGCTCTGTAATGTCAAATGTTCCGCCGTTACTGTTCCCAGATCATCCGATGTATACCGATGCAGTCGAAGCATTGAAGCGTTATCACCAGGCTCAGGCCGATGGCGCGTCACCCCTGGATATCGAGCGACTGCGCATGATCGCAGAATCGCAATTCCAAGCAGTTAGCGAATACCAGCTTAAAGCTCTAGGTCGCCCTGGCGGTTCTCCTCACTGACAGGTTCGATTAGCTCCGGTCCCTGGTTACTGACCTTGCCGACTGCTTTTCCTACCGGGAACCAGCGGAAATCATGAGCGGGTCGGCATCCTGCTTCGACAATCTCCTCCGCGCGCTCACTCGTTGTACCGGGGTCCATCCATTCCCTAGCAATCTCAGGGGACAGCACCAGGGGCTTTCTGTCGTGGATGTCGACCAGGCCTTGGTCGGCTGCTGCAGTAATGATCACAAACCCATCGCGCTCGTCCGGCTCCAGGCTGTGGTGCACCTCCGCCAGCGCCGCAAAGAAGAGCGGGCCGCCGTCGGCGCTGGTGATGTAGTAAGGCTGCTTTCGCTTTGGGTCCGTGGGATCAGCGATCCACTCAAACCAGCCATTTGCAGGCGCAAGAGCTCTGCCGTTCGGCCAAAGGCCCTTGAAGAACTTCCCCGTCACCACCGTCTCGGCTCGAGCATTGATCGGATCGGGGCGCTTTCCCTTCGCCCAGAATGGCGACCATCCCCACTTGACGCGATCCACGCTCAATCGCCCCCCAATCTGGCGAACGATTTCCACGCGAGTGGACGGCGCTACGTTGTATCGGTTGATCGGCTCATGGTCGTAGCCATTGATCGCTACCAGGTCCAGCGATAGCTGGCGCAGGTAGTAATCCATCGATTCGTAGATCGAGTACCGTCCGCACATTTTCTCACCTATCGCCCGTCAGAAATTTCGCTGCCCAGGATTGACCGAGCACCCGATGCCAGATTTACTGTATATGCATACAGTTTGCATTGGACCTTCCATCATGACCATCACATTCTTGGGTACGCCAACCGGCGGTACCGAACCGCTACCTCTGTATTCGTTTCACGTTCCGGCCGGCTTCCCATCCCCTGCAGCGGACCATCTCGAAGGCCATATTTCCCTTGATGAGCTATTCGACCTCCGCGCACCCCATGTGTATCTGGTGAAAGTGGAGGGCGACAGCATGCAAGGGGCGGGGATTTACTCCGGCGACATCGTCATCGTAGATCGCGGCCGTGAGGCCGAACATGGCGATATAGTCATTGCCGCAGTAAACAGCGAGCCGGTCTGCAAGCGTCTGCATCGTCGCGACGGCGTAGTGATCCTGAAATCGGAGAATCCATCGTACCCGCCGCGGTACATCATGGAAGGCGATGAGCTCGTCGTCTGGGGCGTTGTACGTTACAGCGTTCGCGACCATGCGCAGTGACCAGGTCTTCGCACTGATCGATTGCAACTCGTTCTATGCGAGCTGCGAACGGGTGTTTCGGCCTGACCTGGCAAAGGTCCCGATAGTGGTACTGAGCAACAACGACGGCTGCGTGATTGCCAGGTCCTACGACGCGAAGCCATTCGTGAAAATGGGCGAGCCGTACTTCCAGGCAAAGGATAAGTTGCGCCGACACGGCATCATGGCTTTCAGCAGCAACTATGCCTTGTATGGCGACATGAGCGAGCGCGTTATGACGCTAATCGAGTCGATTGTGCCTGCCACGGAGGTCTACAGCATCGATGAATGCTTCGCCGATCTGTCAGGCATTCAAGAAAACCTGACCCAATTCGGGCGAAGAGTTCGCTCACGGATATTGCAGTGCACCGGCATTCCGGTGGGTGTGGGTATCGCCAGCACAAAGACGCTCGCTAAGCTGGCCAATCACACCGCCAAGCGGCTGCAGGCGCAGACAGGTGGCGTGGTCGATATTACCGATCCGTTCAAGCGCGATTGGGTGCTGCGCAACACAGAGGTGAAAGAGGTATGGGGTGTTGGCCGCCGGATGACCGCCCACCTCGAGGCGATGGGCATCCACACGGCTATGGATCTGGCCAAGGCTGATGCCTGGACGCTGCGGCAAAAATTCAGTGTGGTGGTGGAGAAGACTGCTCGTGAGCTGGCTGGCACGCCGTGCCTGGGACTGGACGAGGCCGAACCCCCGAAGCAGGAAATCTGCTGCAGCCGAATGTTCGGCAAGCGGCTGACAGAGCTGGCGCCCATCAAGCAGGCAGTGGCCACTTACGTTGGCCGAGCAACGGAAAAACTCCGGGCCCAGGGCTCAGTGTGCAAGCGCATGCGCGTCAGCATCCGCACCGGCATGTTCAACCCGGATGAGGCGCACCACGCACAAGGGGCGCTGGTGGAACTGCCATACCCAACCTGCGACACGCTGCTGATGACCCGACTGGCCACCGATGCTGTTGCGCGAATCTTCCGGCCGGGTTTTCGGTACAGCAAGGCAGAGGTGCTGCTGATGGACCTGCGGCAACCAGGTGAGTTTTCAGAGGACTTGTTTGCGCTCAAGCAATCGCTGGCATGTGACCGACTGATGCAGGTGATGGATGACATCAACGAGCGCTGGGGGAGGGGGACAATGCGAGCGGCCAGCGTACCGGCGACACCGGACTGGGGAATGAGGAGGGAGATGATGAGCCAATCCTATACGACGCGGATCGATCAGCTGTGGACGGTTAAGTGTTGAGCTTGCCACCGGCCTGGCTGGCCGAGCTCAATGATCAGCCCGCTCTGGTAGCTGATCCCGATGGCAGGGCCGCAGTGCTTGCCGAACTCGCGATTTCCGCGCACCGCCGTAGCGACGTTGACACAGACCAGTTGGCCGACATGCTTGAGTTTGCCGAGGCGGCTAGGCTTTGGGCGCTGATTGAGGATGAAGAGACCGCTTGAACCGCTCGATGCGCGGCGGCTAGGGGCGATAGTTGCCAGTCGTGGATGGCTGCTTTCGACCCATAGCGGACATTGGAGAAACTTAGGTGTGCGAGTATTAAGTAAGCGTCCGGAAACTCACTTTCCGAACGGTGAGTAGCAGTGGGAGGTTGCTAGCTGGCCCAGTTTTTGTTGCTGGCGCT